TTTACAGTAGCACAAGCTGTTACTTTTACAGGATTAAAAGATGCTAATGGAAATAGTTTAGCAGGAGCAAGTGGATTAACTTTTGCTTCTGGATTTACTGTACCTCTATTTGTGACTAGTGCTTCAATATCATCTGGCGCAATAATATTATACCCTTAAAAAACAATATAAAATGAAAACATTACAAGAACAATATAATCTCATTAGTGAAGGTAAAGGCAGTAAACAAGAGTTTTTAAAACAAGCTCGTTATTTATTTCCTGACCTTATTAATGTTTATAATTCATATAACGATACAATTAATATCTTAAAAGATAAAAGAATATTAAATGAATCAAATGCGGGTTTAGGTATGGTATCTACACATAGTAGACGTGTTGAAGATTGGGTGTCTATATTTCAAGAATCAGTTAAAGCTGAAGAAAAGAAAACATCTAAAGAAGTAACCGATACTCAAAAACATAATTTTGACTATAAAGACGTTAAAAACATCGATAATCTTTACGGTAATGCATTTTTAAACGGTTTCTATGTTGAAATGCAAGATCCAAAAAATCACAAAAAATCAGTTGATGAAGTTAAACAAATTGTAGCTAAAAATTTAGGTAAAGATTTTAATTATTACGCTAAAAATGCTCAATTTGGTATTAAAGGTATTGGATACACAGATGAAGCTCCAGGATTAGGTGAACCTAAAGAACCAAAAGGTAAATACAAATCTAGCGGTTATGGTGATCTACCAAAAAAAAAGCTTAAGGAAAGTTTAAACGAAAATAAAAAAGAAAGAGAATTTATTAAACATCTTGAAGATTTAGCTAAAAAACATGGTTTAATTACTCCTGAGGAAGTTGAAGACGAAGATGCTAAAATACATGATAAAATCATAAATGCTTTATATAACATATATGATAAAAAATTTTATAATAAAGAAACATTTACTGATACTGATTATAAATCAGCTTTAGATATGTTAGCCCATAAAATTAAAAGATCTTTAACTGAAGATAGCCAAGTTAAATTAAAACCTCAAGATATAAAAATTTTGGATGATATACGCAAAAATCACCCAAACGGAATAACACCATCTAATTTCTTTAAAAAATACCCTAATATACCTGCAGCTTACTTATATAAATTTCTTGTAACATTAGCTAAAGAAAAATTACTAAATTTCCAATCAGGTAATAAAATACCTCCACATTCTATAGAAAATTTAATAGATAGCAGAAAAACACAAATAGCGAATGCATTAACACGTCCTGGTCATTTTAATGAAATTACTGTTAATAATCCTAATGATAATTTTAAAGTAGATAAATCATATACTCACTTTGCTTTAGATAAAAAAGATAATAAAATATTAACAGGGTGGGAATATGAAAATACCGATCCTGAAGATATAAAATATTATTCTAAACAAGATTTAATAGATATGGATGTTAAACCATCTGATTATTCTATATTATCTGTAAAAGCATTAAAACAAAAAGGTATTAATCCATTTAGTTGGAGTAGTTGGAAAAAAAATAATGATATAAAAGAAAATACTGAACCAAATAATGATTTCAAAATAGATAAAAAATATGCTCATTTCGCTTTAGATGAAAATGAAGAGGAAGATGATTATCTAGAGTTTTCTGATGGAGAAACTATAGTTTCTATGTTTAAAGATAGAGGTCAATGGGTTGAAGGAAAAGTAATAGATGGAGAAAAACCATACGGCTGGGGAAGTAAAAAATATATGGGATATTTAAAACCTGATCAAATAGCTCAATATTTGAGAAGTGATTATGGTGGTAATTGGAAATCAATATAAATAAAAATAATATGAAACAAGTATTAATAGAAACAATACCATTTAATATATCACCTAAACAACTAACTGAAGGTATTAAAGCCCCATCGGGTAATCCCATGGTTGAAGGTATTTTAGCCACAGCTGAAGTTAAAAACGGGAATGGTAGATTTTACCCTAGAGAAATTTGGGAACGTGAAATTAACAAATATGTAGAAAGTATAAAAGAAAACACAGCTACAGGTGAACTAGATCACCCGGATTCTACTGTTATTTCTTTAAAAAATGTATCTCATATTATTAGAGAACTTTGGTGGGATGGAGATAAAATTATAGGTAAAATAGAAATACTACCAACTACATCAGGAAATATATTAAAAGCACTTATTGAAAATAACGTTAAAGTAGGTGTATCATCTCGTGGTATGGGTAGTTTAAAACCAATAGATGAAAACACAATGGAAGTACAAGATGATTTTGCTTTACTTTGTTGGGATTTTGTTTCAACACCTTCAAACCCAGGTTCATGGATGAATACAGTTAAAGAAGGACTAAATGAAGGACTAAATCCAAAACAAAGCCCATATTTTAAAATAAATTCAATACTTACAGATATATTATGTGCCAACGGCACTTGCCCTATATTCTAAAATCAAGCAATACCACCCTATAGTCTCAGTATTATAGGTTTGATCCTAACCCCGTAAGGTTAGGATTTTTTTTTACTTTTGCGATTTTACGATCCTTCCATATATGTATAAGAGAATATGCAATTCCCTATATTGCATCGCACTAACTAATCTTATTACGCTTCCTTTTATCCCCTAATAAGCGTATTTCCAAAACAAAAATTTGAGGAAAATTATGGCAACAAACAGAGATTTGCTAAAACAAGCCATTGCTGATGCTAAAACAATTAAAGAAACAGCTATCACCAATGCAAAAGCCGCTCTTGAAGAATCATTTGCCCCTTACCTAAGAGAAAAATTAGCTGCTAAACTAGCTGAAATGGACGAAATGGATGAGGAAATGGATGAATCTAAAGAGATGGAAGAAGGTAAAAACCTAAAAGATTCAGGTTACATCAAATCAGCTAAACATCAAGCTATGAAGAACAACCATTACAAAGTTGAAATGGATGAAAACATGGATGAAGAAATGGATGAAAACATGGATGAAAACTATGAGGAAATGGACGAAAACAAAGCTACAAAAGCAACTGAAAAAGAAACAGATTACAGAAAAGTAGCAAGACATCAAGCTATGAAGAATAGCCGTTACAAGACCGAATTAGATGAAACTATGGATGAAGAAATGGATGAAAACTACGACATGGATGAAAACATGGACGAAGCTAAAAATCCAAAAGATTCAGGCTACACTAAAACAGCCAAATATCAAGCCATGAAAAACAGTCATTATGAAACTGAAATGGATGAAACTAAAACCATGGATGAAGAATTAGATGAACTTTTAAGAGAACTAGACATGGACGAAGAAATGGATGAAAACATGGATGAAGTAATCAACGACCCTAAAGGTAACGGCGCTCACGGTAACGTAGCTCCAAATGGCCATTCAGACACTGATCTAATGGAAGCTAAAGGTGAAGATGATGAAGAAGAAATCAACATCGAAGATATGTCTGAAGAAGATCTTAAAGAATTCATTGAAGAAGTAATTCATGAAATGGTTGAAGCTGGTGAATTAGAAGCTGGTCATGAAGGTATGGAAGAAGAACCAGGCTATGAAGGTGAAGAAGGTGAAGAAGAAGTTAAAATGGATGAACTTTTAGACGAACTTAAAAAGAAAAAAACAGAAAAAGAAGAGTCTAAAATGAAAAAAGAAATGGATGAAATGAAAAAAGAATTAGATGAAGCTTACAGAGCATTAGCTCAAGTTAAATCTGATCTTAACGAAGCTAATCTATTAAGTTCAAAACTTCTTTACGTTAACAAAATCTTCAAAGCTAAAAACTTAACTGAATCTCAAAAGGTTAAAGTATTAAATGCTTTTGATAAAGCAAAAAATAAAAATGAAGCTAAATTAGTTTACGAAACAGTATTAGGAAACTTAAACACACAATCAACTAAATCTCCTATGAATGAATCAGTAAGAAGTATCGCTTCAAAAGTTATAACTGGTAATAGTATACAAAATACTAAAAAACCAATCATTGAAGTTAATTCAGCTTTCGCAAGAATGCAACAATTAGCTGGTATTAAAAAGAAATAAATAATAATTTAAAAACTAAAAAACACAATTAAAATGAGTCAAATTCAAACATTACTTGAATCAGCTAGCCCTTACAAATCCCTGCAAAAAGATGCAGCTAGATTAGCTGGTAAATGGGCTAAAACAGGTCTATTAGAAGGCCTAGACGAGACTAACAAAAACAATATGTCTCTTATGCTTGAAAACCAAGCTAAACAATTAGTAACTGAGGTATCATCAACTGGTACAGGTGCTTTCTTTACCCCAGGTCAAGGTGAACAATGGGCTGGTATCGCTTTACCTTTAGTACGTAAAGTGTTCGGCCAAATCGCCGCTAAAGAATTCGTTTCTGTACAACCAATGAACTTACCTTCTGGTCTAGTATTCTTCCTAGATTTCCAATACGGAAATACTAAGAATCCATTCTCTGCTGGTAACTCTTTATATGGTACTAGAAGTGCAGATTCTGGTTCTAAATACCCATTCTCAACATCTGATACTGCAGGTGGTCTTTATGGAACAGGTCGTTTTGCTTATTCTACAAACCAATTCTCATCTTCATTATTAGGTCTATTATCAGGTTCAACTGGTGCTCCAGCTTCTCAATATACTGGTTCAGTTGGTGCTGTAACAAGTTGGGGTGAATTAAACTACGATTCAAACTATTCAGCTTCTTTAGCTGCTGGTAACATCTTAAAAGCTCAAATCTCTACTTCAGTAATGTCTAACTACGATGTAGATGCAGTTCGTGCATTTTATTTAGTATCTGGTTCTGCTACTACTGAAACTGGTGTTAGTGTAATCACAACTGCTGCTAGCTTACCTGCATTTACTAGTGTAAATACTGCTGGTACTATCATCACTTTATACTTTACTGGTTCTGGTGCTGCTTTAGCTGCTACTGGTTCTTATACCCTATACTACAACAAATTAACTAACGATAACCAACGTGGTGATTTTGAAGACACTGCAACTGGTACATTCTCAGTACCAAACGCTGATAGCAACACTTCAATAGTAATACCAGAAATCAACATTGATATGGTATCTAGTGAAATTACAGCTAAAACTAAAAAGTTAAAAGCTGTATGGACTCCTGAGTTCGCTCAAGACTTAAACGCTTACCAAAATATCGATGCTGAAGCTGAATTAACTAATATGTTAAGTGAGTACATTTCAATGGAAATTGATTTAGAAATCTTAGATATGTTAATTGAAGATGCTGCAACAACTGATTACTGGTCAGCTATTAACAACACTTCAGTAACTGCTACTGGTGGTGTAAGCGCAACTAGCTTAGGTTTCTATAACACACAAGGTCAATGGTTCCAAACACTTGGTACTAAAGTACAAAAAATAAGCAACCGTATTCACCAGTTAACTCTACGTGGTGGTGCTAATTTTATGGTGTTATCTCCAACTATTGCTACTATCATCGAATCAATTCCTGGTTTTGCTTCTAACCACAACGGTGAAGCTGATCAAATGGAATATGCTTTTGGTGTACAAAAAGTTGGTTCATTCAACGGACGTTACCAAG